TGGCTGATCCCAACGCCCCGCTGGCGCCAAACGCTGCACCGATCGCAGCGCCCAGGCCGGGGACGATAAAGTTCAGCGCGATCGGAAGTATGGCGCTTAGAATTGAACTCCACTTGAACTTGAACTGCGGCAAGCCTGTTTTTGGGTTGATCTCTCCAGACGCGCCCCGGCTCATGAGCATCTGAGCTTCTCTGGGGTTGATGTGCGCGAGCATCGTATCGCCACCGCGACCCTCGGCAGCAATGCGCCGACCGGCAACTTTAAGGCCACCGCGAGAATACCCGCGCTTATTCATGCTATCTTGAAGCCCATACAACGACACGAGCAGCGAGACAATGAAAGTCACGTCAAATTGAGGGGGAAACATACTCTCATCAATTTCGCCGTCCTTTATGGCGGCGTCACGGATTTCTTCATATCTAGACGGGTCTTTAAGGATCTGTTCCAGAAAGGCAATCAGTTCGGCCATGTCTTCAGGAACAATTGGCTGTCGGGCCAATTGCTCTTCCATCATGTCAATGGCTTTCGCAAACCGGGGATCTTTGTTGGCGAACTGGATGATTTGGTCCCTGGTCATTTCTCACCTTTATAGGCATAGGTTGTAGTGTCATCTAGCAGCCGGCCGTAGAACAGAATGTGGTCTTCAGAGGCATTGCATTTCTTTTGCATTACAACCTCCCAAAGGTGACATTCTTCTCTGCCCGAACATCTTGATTACGGTATGTCCATATTTCCCCATTTTGCAGGAAACAGACCCACAGAAGATCATGTTCTGCGCCGTAGTCAATGACGACATGGGCTAGAGCTTTACCTAACGGCGTGACAACCGGAATGGGTGGGTCAAGCTGAAGCATTGTTTTCATTATGACACCCTCCCTACCCCGTCAACAGCCCTATTCTACGGTCTGGCAGAAACGATCGGCCCATGTTGACCAGTCGTTAAAATCGTATGGAATTGGAATATTCTCTTTTAACGAAGCGTTATTAACGAACTGCATGGCCCAATCCTGCCATTTAGTCTCGTCTTGAAGCCGCCCAAAAGCGCCATACGCATCAAGATCCAGCGCGACCTGATCGGCCCAGTCTTGCAACCCAATCCCGATCGGCAGGGTGATCTTGATTGAGTTCATCCGAGCACCGTCTTATCGCCAGAATCCACATGACCAATGATCTGGCCCATTTGGTAATCGCCACCCACCGAATTTGACTCAAAACGCACCCGCAACTCGCGGCGCTGTTCTTTGAGCATCACAATCTGCTCATGGGGCTCAATTGCTGATTCAGGGAATATGAACACACTGCTGAAGACCTCCGGCGCTCTGGCATTTGCCCTGCCCGTGACTTGCACGGTCATCGGGCCACTCTGCACAAAATCCGGTTCAATCGTCGTGATGCGAATGTACTCGTTCTTGCCTTGCGTCAATGCGGACAGATCGGCGGTTTCAAAATAAGATTCCACGGGCGCCGCGACTTGCCCATCAATCTCGTCAACGCCTTGCTCGTGAATCCATACGCGGTAACCGCTTGAAGTTGGAATACAATCTGTCAGAAGAGGCGCAGCAAAACCATTGTTATACCCGCCAGAAGCGCGTCCAGACGACGGCAGTTCCGTGTCGTACCAGCTCTGCTCCCGCACGTTATAGGCGACAGCATGGGTGCATTCTGTGGCGTCATCGCGGGGATAGCAGAACCATATCTCGCCAAAGTGCGGAACCTTGAACGCAAAGACCTTGCTGCGCTGGCTTTCGTTGATGTTATCAAAGAACCAGTTCAGGTTCATCTGGTTCTGAACTTCTCTGACAACGCCGTTAAACATCAGGAAGCGATCGACGCCAGCCCAGAAGAACATGCCATCATAGTCGACAACCGAATCAGGCGACATGATTGACGTATCAGTCGCAATTATATCAAACTGGAATACCGTCGCCCCGCCTGTAAATGTGGCCCGTATAACCGCGTCATACGCCCAAAAGAGACCCGCGGGGGCAGTCCCAGAACCGGCCCTCAACGGCATACCCTTGATTATTTTCTGGCCCCAGACGCGTGCTATGCCAGATCCGGCGCCAGATAAATCAGACGGTGTTCCGGCTATAGACCAACCTACGACCCCGGCGGTTCCATAATACATAAGATACGGAAACATCATCAAAATGCCGCCGGTTGCGTTCGCGCCAGCAGGAATTGGAATCTCAATCAGGGGGCTTGTGCCTAGAATGTCGCCAAAGAAGATCTGTCCACCCGTGTCGTTACACACGCAGCTGAGGTTTGGCGCGACGTGCGCGATCAGCGAATTGTCAGTTGTGGAGGCGTCATACGCCGTCTGAAACATCCACTGGTTGTCAGCAGAATTAACCAGGGCATCCAGCCCTCCAGCCATGTTCGTTACCGTGGTTGTAATCGTCGTTGTACTGGCCACAACCACAAACCCGTTTGTGGCCTGACCGACAGTAGCGGCAGTAATGGTGATCACCGCGCCAACGGCAATAGCGGAGTAATTTGGCGTAGATGTGAAAGCGGTAATATTCGCCGCGACAGCGGCTGCGGTCGTAGGCAAGTCAGTAACGAAGGCGACAGAGCCCGATGTGACGGTCCCACCATTGACCGTGACACTGTTCACCGATCCAGCGCCACCACCAGTCAGGGTGACTGTTCCGGTTGCTGCAACTCCGACAGGTGTTCTGGAACTGATAATTGAGCTGTTCTTACTGCTGTCGATCGTAAAACGTTCAACAGTCGACGCGCCGCCTGAGTGACAATACTGGAGACTTTGCTGGGTAAAACTGCTGAAACCCCTTGAGATTTCAGTTAGATACTTGTTGATCGAACGATAGCCCCCGATCTTCCTGGGCAGTCCGCGCTGAAACCTGACCCATTGTCCATCGGTGTAAAAGTTACCTTCGAACTTGGTTCCGTCTCGCTTTATACCAGCGGCAGATTTCAGGACTACCGTGCTAATCGGCATCAGTATGCTCCACCGTCGACAACGCCGGATGGAGCAATACCTAGAGCAGTCCAGGCTGCCTGTTGAGTTGCAGCAATGAAGATCGCATCACCCGTGGCCGTAGCGCCCAAGTTAATGCGAGCGGCGCTGGCGGTTGTGGCCCCAGTGCCGCCATCGGCGATGGAGATTGGCACAGACACTGTACTGGTGTCGGCATCAACCACATTTGTGCCGTCAGAATACAGTATGGCCCTAGCCCCGGTCGCAACAACTACGCCTGTTCCCGCCGATGTCTTTACCGTCAGCGTGTAAGCGCCAGTGGTGGCATTGCTAACCCAGTACTGCTGGACAGTCGCTGGAACAATAATGTTCCTGTTCCCGGTCAAAATTCCGGTGAAGTTGTACGCAATGCGGTTCAACTCAGAGCCGGTTAGTGTGTAATTGCCGGTGCCAGCGACGGCGATCGAGGTGTAATCAAAGGCAAATGTTGAAGACTGGCCGAACCCAATTGTGAAATAGTCAACACCGTCCGTGACAATGATCGCTGAATCGCCAGGGCTAAAGCTTAGCGTTGCAGCACCGTTGATAAGGGGAGTGCCTGATGGGTCCACTACAACCGACCCGACACCGCCGTTCCTGAAACACAGGAACCAGTTATCGCCCATGGTGGGGGCAGATGGCAGAGTGAGCGTCCCGCCACCCGAGCTAGTCCAGACAAACATCTTCGCGCGGTCGGTGACGCCAGCGGTGTAGTTTGAGTTGAAGTTGGTGATCGGCACAGACTGGCTGAGAACTGTACCTACAGCTACAATTCCCGTGCCGGCGAGCGCCGAGGCGTTAGCGGTAGAGGTGGTAGATCCGTATTGCAGGATCGCCCATACACCGTCGACCGTGCTGTTGTCGGTCAGGTAAATCTGCCAGAGCGTGCCAGCGGCGACAGTGACTACCTGTGTCCCACCGTCATCACGCACAGTGATTGTCTGGGCGCCGGTGTTGTTGAACAGGATTGTCTGACCCGTTCCAGTCTTGCTCGCATCAGGCAAATAAATGCTGCGTCCCGCAGAACCAGCGGAAATGTCCATAATGCGCGTGGCAAGATTATCGCTGGTGGACGTCTCTTCTGGCCAGCTTAGAACAACATCAGCCGTGAGAACTGTGTCGCTATAGCTGATTTCAGATGGATAGATGTTGGCGCCGCCAAAGACGCTTGTGTATGTAGTCATCAGGCTTCGCTCCTATTCGCAGAACGATCCATAATCCGCTTCAGATCCTCATTGTTGATTGCAGCGGCTGCGCGATCATAGAGATTCTGCCAAGTCTGGATACGCTCGTCATTCTTCAAGAAAGGCGTTGCTTCAAGCAGCGCGGCGTAAAGCAAGATATCCGGCGCGTATTGCGTAAGCCAGTTCGTCTGAAAGTCCTCCCCGAGAAAGGGCGGCTGTTGGTAGTAGAGGATTTCAAGGCTCTGAGCCGTTGCCGGCGTTGGGACCAACAGCCAGTGCTGATAGTCGTAATCGGCGTAAAACTCAGGGGTGCCGGTCTGCGCCTCGTCGGGCCAATATGAACGGCAATATTCGTAAGCACGGGCAAAGATAGGGACGTTATCGACGGTCATGCTGACCGTGTCGCGCCAGCGATCCGGCTTCATGTAGACTGGAACACCGACTTGAAGGGAGGTCGTAACGGGCTGGATAAAGCCTTCAATCTTCAGCTCACGCGCAATCCGCCGCTCAGCCAGGGTTACAAGGCGGGGCAGTTGCTCATAGACGATCGCGTCACTTTCTACCGTGAAACCGCGTTCAAGATAGCGCCGCAGGTCAACCAGCAGGCTATCGTAGGTCATGGTGTAGCTCATTTGCACCTCTTTAACAAACGGCAGCTGCTACAGCACGCGCTAACGGTCACAGTCATTATAACTCTAAAATTGCGTCAGACGCGACTGGAGAATTATTTGGCGTCGTGGCACCACCCCTCCCTACGGGCGTTATTGACTTTAATCTCTGAAATCGTCGGGTCAGTGTCTTTCTTAGACCATGACACGGGTTTCCATACGGCGCAGGCCGCCGCATTAGTCACGGGCGTTGCGGTCAGGCTCGCGCAATTTGTCAGGGGCAAGGTTAATAGAATCACCAGCACGGAGCGCATCCTGAGTTCTCCTCATTGCGTCAGCAGTCGCAGCAGCCTCAATTCCAGACACCGCGTCCGACCTGATTTTAAGATAGACGCCAAAAAGGATGACAAGGATGCCAACCCCAATGGTGATGTACCGCCCCAGAGGGGTAAACAACAAGGAAATCATGCGCCCTCCTCGTCAAGTCTTTGTTTTCTAAGGTACCAGATGATCGCAGCAGCCGCGATAATGACGACAAAGATTAAGATTGTAGGGCTGAGAGAGTTCACCAGGCTGCTGCCGTCCCGAATTAGCGGGATGGTTTCCTGCGCAATGGCTATCGTACTCAAGCCACCGGCCACCACAGCGGCGTTCGCTTCTCTAGATTGCGTGATTGACTTGGATGCCTTGGGTTGGTCAGGCTCTGCTCTGGCCTCATCAACAGGAACCGGCTTTTCCGTATCAAGGCCGCGCCACAACTTTACTTCTGCCCTGCGGCGACGAACCAGCCCCGGTAACTCCCGACCACCGCCCTTGGTCCACTTCATGAACTCGGCAGGAACTTCGTCGAAGCGTCCAGCGTTCACCCGCTTCAGCAGCGTGGACTTGGCGAGAGCGCCAACGCCAGCGTTGTAGGCAAAGTCCACCAAGGCGTCAAACTGCCCTTGCGTAAGTTCAACCTTCACCAGTTTCCGTACACCATCTTCGTACTGGGTCAGATCACGCTTTAGAATTTCTACAGCTTCAGCCTTTGTTATTGCGAGATCAGACGTGACAACGGGGGATCCTGCAGCAGACGTGTGACCGTAGCCAACAGTCCAAATGCCTACGGGATCGAGATAGGCCTTTAGTCGTAGTCCCTCAAAATCCTTGAGAAGATTAAGGCCGTCTCCCGACATTCTCATTTGTCAGCCTTCCCATCGAGCTTGTCATAAATTCGCTGAACCATCGTGTCGATGTGATCCATGCGCTTGTCTATGTCGGCTTTGCTGACATACGACTTTGGTAAGTCTACTTCTATATCGTGAACGTTCTGTCGGAGGTCTTTAACAGCGCCCCACAACTCACGAGCAAACCAGCCGCCGGATCCTATCGCGGCCGCAGCAATAATGTTTATGATGTTCTGCGTGTCCACTTTATAATCCATTCATGGCTGCTACGGAATGTTACCGCCAACAGGATTGCTCGCTCCAATAGCAGCGGCAGTACCGACAACGCTCCCGACTGGCACTGATGTAGCAGTCCACGGGGACTCATTCAGGGGACCATAGCAGTCAGCTAACTGGACACCGTTCACGAGGTTCTTGCGCTTGACGCAAGGAAAACTCCACATGTTCGACATGCCGCCGCCGGGGGTCGCTGTTGTTGTGAACGTGCGAATCACTTCAGGTTTTACGGCCCAAGTCGGAGCCTGCGGGAAGTTCTTGACGTTGGAGAACAGGCTCCAGACCTTGCCCTTCGGGGCTTTGCAGGAGTTGTTCATCAGGTTCATGTCCGCAATGGCTGGCCCCCGGAGAACAGGGCAAACCGACACGCCTTCGCGGAATGTGGCGCCGTTGACCACGATGCTTCTGCCGGTTGCGTCCGCGCTGGATGCAGCGCACAGCGCGTATTCGCCGCGACATATTCTGAGATTGGGGCCAGCGATGGCTGCTGTCGAACCGATAGCAAGGACCGATACAAGTGCGATGATGCGTTTCATGGTCTAGCCTTTCAGGGTTCCTGCGGCCAAGTCACGGTCCAAGGGAATCCGGCTTGTGATGGCACATCGCGCAATGCCTGACGGTATGAGGCCCATGTAGGCTTGTCTGCCGTGCTGTCAGCAATCTGCGTCCAGTCTGTTGCTGCTAATTTGGTGTTGCGCTCTTCCCTAACCTCTGAGGCCTTGCGGGTGTCTGCGCCAGCAACATAGGCTGCTTGCTCTGCCGCCCACTCAGCTTCTTCCTCTGCGGTAAATGGAACGTTGCCTTCTGATGTTGCGTGGTAGTTTGGCATGGTGCGTCCTTATGAATTAGCGATGCCGTAGAGTCGGAATGTGCCGGAGGTGATGTTTCCGCTAGAGGGAAAAAACCTAACCCCTGTCACAGCGCCAGCAACAGTGTTGCCACCTAAGAAAGCCCCCCCCTGCAACACATCCGCAGAATCCCTCGTGTAAACTACCTCTCCCGTCACCATATTTCGTAGTATTGTGCCAGAGGGCGAATATACTTTCATCGTAAAATTAAGACCCTCATTCGTGACATTGCCGAGGCTAGCGGCTAGACCAATGGAGGTTGTAGAGTTGGCGGTTGCAGCATACGCTGTGCTGCCTGAAGCAACTTGCATGAAATGTCCTTTGTAGTTCGTAGTTGAATACGAACCCCCTATTTTCAGGCGACATGAAAAACTGCCCCCGTCAC